AAAGAACCCAATAAAGATTTATCTGATGGTGCACCAAAATGGATATCTTGGAAATATACTGATTCAGATTTTGATGATATGTTTAATACTATTGATTCTTGGATGGACGAAGGTATTGTTTTTGGTGGATTGGGTACTACATGGATTGTGCCTAGCATAAATCTATGGCCATATAGCGAAAATTATAGAGTTATGACAAACACTTTTTATAATGGACCTTTATTTCCAGTTGATATTAAATGGGATAGAGTGCCAGCAGCTGAAGATTTTGATGTAACTCTCCAATTGCTAACTAGTGGAATTAAAAATAGAATTTCTACAAAATACATGGTTAATCCATCAGATACAAATACTGACGGAGGTTGTTCTGTATGGAGAAATATAGATGTGCATAACGAATCGCAAATAAAGTTATCAAAGTTGTGGCCAGATTTCGTAAAAACTAAAGAAAAGACTGCTAAATCTGGGCCTTGGAAAGGATTAACTAAATTAACTACACATATTCAATTTAAAAAAGCTTATAAATATGGTGTTGCTAAATTAGAAAATTCAGAAAATTCACTATTTAGATCGTATATTTAATGAATAATCATAAAATTACATTCGCCCCGCTCATACCACTTATTGGTGGATTTCCACTTGGTGCTGAATTAGCTTTAAATGTACCACCATCTGCTATATATAGTTATAAAGGATTTGAATTAAATGATTCGCACTATGTAAATTATCAACAAAAAATAAAAAATAGAAACATTCCATATGTTTCAATAGACGATAAAGAAGACTTAGATCCTGTTGATATTGTAGTATGTACTCCTCCGTGTGCTGGATTATCTTCTTTTAACTCTAGTAAGAATCCTGATTCACACGGCCCTGGGTGCGCGCAAAATGAATGGATGTATATTAGTATAACAGATGCTATTAAAAAATTAGATGCTAAAGTCATATTAGTTGAAAATGCTCCAGCTTTATATACAAAAAAAGGTAAACCGGTTGTAGATAAAATATATAACATAGCTAAAGAAAATGGTTATTCTTTGACTTTATATAAAACCTCAACTATTCGTCATGGAATTCCACAAGATAGACGTAGATGTTTTGCTATTTTATGGAAATCTAAAGTTGCACCTTATATGAATTTTTATAATCATAGTTATGACAAATTTGACGATTACGTTTTATCATATAAGCCTAATAGTATTAATTTAGATCATACTAACACAAAAATATTAAGTGATTCGTATTTTAGATTTTTAAGTTATAAATTTTGTAATCTAGATATACGACAAATGGTAAAAGATAGTAATACAAAATCAGTTTTGCAATTTGTGAATAACAATAAACTGTTAGATGAAGCTATAGATTTTTTTAAAAATGATGGTGATGTTAAAGCATATGATAGTGCTCTATACATAAAAAATAAGCTATCTGCTGGAGGTAATATATGGGATAGCTCTATAAACATATATGACAATAATATTGGTGCTCTAACTGGAAGAAATATGACTTCAGTTCTACACCCAATAGAAGATAGATCATTGACTATTGGTGAGTGTTTATATATTATGAGTTTTCCAATTGATTTTGAGTTATTAGGTGGAAAAAAGAATATGAATCATATTGCACAAAATGTTCCAGTACACACAGCACGTGACATTGTTCTTGAAGCAAAAAAATTTATTCTTGGTGAATTAGAATTTTCAAACTCTGATTTTGTTAAGCAGAATAATTGGAAAGAAGAAATAGATTTTGAGTCTCATTCAGAAGAACAAATTATTGATTTGTTTGAGAATCAGTAAAGTTCTTATATTTTAAATAATTTCAACGTCTATGATATATAGTTGCAATATGTTAAACTAATCATAATTTTAAGGAAAAATAAATGGCTGAATATAATTCATGTGCTGATCTTATTCAAGATAAAGACAAAGTAACAGAAATTGAAAATGCATTCATTGAATCTGATGATCCTTTGCAAGACATGCTTAACATGCAAAATTGGCTACAGACAATTCTTGCAAAGAAACTACCAGAAGATAACATTAGTCCAGACCAAGTAAAAACAAAAGGTCAGATGGTTGATTGGATGGATCGTAACTACGATGCTATCATGGATGAGTTTCGAGAGCTGAAGAATGCTATTGGTGGTATGAGCAAAGGCGAAAAAGAAGCATCTGCTGTTTGGAAAAAGTGGAAGGCGAATCATCAAGATATTTCAAATGAGTTAATTTCTGAGATGCCTGATGAAGATCGGCTTGAAATGCTATTTGAAATGATTGACATCTGGCACTTTATGATGAACAAATTTCTTGCACTTGGACTTACTTCCAAAGACATCTATATTCTATATATGTTGAAGAACGCTGAAAACAAACGTCGTTATGATAGTGGATATTGATTCTAAATTGTTCATAAATTGCTAGCAAACTTTGATATAATAAAAGGATGGTGTAAAGCCATCCTTTTTTATTGGAGATTTTAATGTCATCAGATCAAATGTTCTACACTTATTACTATAAACAAGGTAATAAGATATTAATTCGCTACAAGTCAAACAACGATCCTGTCACTAAATCAAAAGTAGTAGATTTCTATAAGCCAACACTATATACAGTGACAGAAGAAGAGACAGGCTTAAAGAATATCTACAATCAAGACGTTAAAGCAGTTGAATTTGATTCAATGCGAGACGCTAAAGGATTTGCTGAAGAGTACAAAGAACTTCCAGAAATAGGAATCTGTGGTAACTCTGATTATGCCAATCAGTTTATGATCGAATTGTTTGAAGGTAAAACTCCAGACTACAACGCCGATCTTATTCGTATTGGTATGACTGACATCGAGGTTCATGCAACCGATGGCTTTCCTGATCCTTATGAAGCAAAGTATCCAATCAACGCTATCACCACATATGATTCTGTAACAAAAGTTTTTACGACACTTGGTCTTGAATATGATGGTTGTGGCGGTTGGTCGAAAGATAATGTTGACAAAAAGATCAAAGACCTAAAAGTTAAGTATATTGGTTTTATGGATGAAGAATCTCTACTTCGTGCATTCCTATCCTATGTACAAGAAAGCAGATTTGATGTACTGACTGGTTGGCACTCTGAAGGTTTCGACGTACCTTACATTGTAAACAGATGTAACAAAGTACTTGGTGAAGCATACACCAAAAAGATGCTATCTCCGTTCAATAAAATCGATGAACGTGAAGTAAGAGCTAACTTTGGTCAAATGCAAACTGTTTATAACTTTGTAGGTATGCCTCATCTCGACTACATGCAAATCTACAAGAAGCATACTTATACTCCACGTGAATCATATCGTCTTGATTTTATCGGTCATGCTGAACTTGGCGAAGAAAAGTTGACTTATGATGATTATGGCGATCTTCAAGACTTATATGAAAAGAACTATCAACTATTCATTGACTACAACATTCGTGACGTAGATATCATCAAACGTCTAGATGAAAAGCTTGGACTGATGTCTCTCATATATGCTATGTCTTACTATTCTCTATGTAACTTTGAAGATACAATGGGTACTGTAAAGATATGGGAAAAGCTAGTTGCTAAATTCCTCTATAGTAAAAATGTCGTTCCTCCATTCCGTCGTGAAAAGATTATTGAAGAACGAGAGTTTGAAGGTGCATACGTTAAAGAACCAATAAAAGGATTTCATGATTGGGTTGTATCATACGACTTAAATTCACTATACCCTCACATAGAGCAGCAATGGAACATTGGGCCTGAAACTCATGTTCCTATAAATGTTTTTAAAGAAAAAGCATTAGAGGAAATTAATGAAAGACTTAAAGACTTTGATTAAAGAATACTTTTTAACCAATAAAGGTCATCTTAATTCATGTTACAGATTTTGATGTACTGTCTAAATATGATAATATATGCTCTTTATTAAGTTCTGCTTTATCAATTAATGATACTATCGTATATTCTAGAAAATGTACAGTAAAGTCAATATTAGAATCCAATAGCATTTATAGATATTAC